TTTTTCCAGAAGCAACAAATTAAAAAGCAGTTTGGCACATATGTAAATCCTACAGTTGTTGAAAGACTGCAAAAAGATCCTAGTTTGATTAAACTAGGTGGTGAAGAAAAAGTGCTAAGTTGTGTAATGACTGACATGCGCAACTTTACAGGACTGGGCGAAAGTTATGGCGCAGATGTTGAAGGCTTTACTCGCACTATCAATGGATACATGACTGCTATCACAGAGCCTGTTATGGCTAACAATGGTACTATTATCAAGTATATTGGAGATGCTAGTATGCATATCCATGGTGCTCCTTTGGATGACGAGCATCATGCTCGTAGTGCAGTACAAACAGCATTGGATATGATTAGTGCATGCAAAGGATTTAACAAAGACTTGGCAAAAGAAGGTAAACCTCCTGTTGGACTTGGTGCAGGTGTTAACACAGGAAAGATACTAGTGGGCAACATAGGCAGTGAAAAGAAACTGGGCTATGACTGCTTGGGAGATCCTATCAGTGTAGCAGCACGTTTGGAAAGCCAAACAAAGAGTTATGGTGTACTGCTTATAGTAGGACCAGACACAGTTGCACTTACAAAAAATGATTTTGATTGGTTTGAACTAGACAACATTGCTGTTAAAGGCAAAGAAAAACCACTGCGCATTTATGCAGTACACAAGTCAAGTAAAGCACACAGAACATTTTTAAAGAACTACTACGCAGGCAATTGGGATACTGCAATTAAAAATGCAGATCATTGCAGTGCAGTGCATCCTAAAATGCGAGAATATTACGCAAAGATGGTAGAACGTATGAAGCAGGGCAAGCCTAGCAATTGGGATGGAATATATCGGGCTACAAGCAAGTAGTTATTTCTTGCCCGTGCTGTTAAAACCTTGACTTTTTGTTCTATTCTCTGCAAGAACCTTTTCAAGTTCATCGTCTAGTTTAAAACCTTTTTGCTCGAGTTCTGCTTTATATTCCAACACCATTGCAAGTTTTTGATTCAGTCTAATCAGATCATTGTCCAGCATGCGCACACGGTCAACAAGTTTAATAAGTGTAAACATTGCCTCACCGATAACAGGATCAATGGTTTCTGTTACCCACTGCCATATGAAATATATAAAATATCCCATACCAACCGCAGCAACGATTGGAAAACCAAAGTCCTTAATTGCGCTTGCTAGATCAAGATCCATTACTTGCTTCCGCCGATGTATCCGCCAATGACACCAATTAATCCTGTAACTGACATCTTCATTAGTGTAATAACACTTTCATCAACTGGTCTATTTTCTTGCAATGCAACATAATAGTCGCCTACAATAATAACACCTAACAGTAATAGTACTCCAGATGTAATCATTAGTACTACAATATCTTTAAAGTTTTTAATCATAGTCTATTCCTTATTGCCTAATTGGTTTCTTTATAATTGTTGGGAACGAATCTCGGTAATCAACTTTATAGATTGTTGGCACTTTAACTTTAAATTCATTACTAGTATAACCTAGATCTGAAGGCTTCAGCGTTACAAACAGCGTTGTGTGATGTGTTCCGCTTCCGTCTCTCTTGTAACCACAATTAATAGCAAATTTAAATCCGTTTGTCGCATCAACAGTGTATGTTGTCACAAGTTCTACGGCTGGATTGGTTTTGAGTTGGTAATTATTTACTCCCCACCACAATTCAAAACCTTCTGGATATACCTCTGGACTTTCGTCCCAATGAAAAGTGTAGATTCCTTTACTGGATTGCCCGGTTGTATCCGACTGGCTATGTTCATTGGTTTGTGAATGAGTGATCTCAGTACTACCTTCTACAGACAAATCGTCAGTGCCGACTTTGACCTTCACGCCTACTGTTACTGAGTTAGTGTATGATACACTGTTTGATGTAGTGCTTGACGAATCTACTACGGCTTCGTATGTATAGTGTTGCTGATGAACATTTTCATCTAGTGTGATTGGTTGTGGATAATTACTGAATCCGCCTGCGTTTTCTGTCCATGTTACAGTCATATTACTGTCGAAATAATCCTGATACACATGGTTGTAATTGTCATCGAAAAAATACAGTGTAGATTGATCTGGATATACTCCTGAATTGTGATAATGGTATTTTTTACCCTTGTCATGAGTCCAAGTTCTACAAGTATGCTCTGGTAATTTATATTTTCCACAGTCTTTATTAGTTGCTCTATCTAAAAATTCTTTTACTAGTGCGTTCATGTTTTCGTAAATCATTTTGTTTCCTTTTTAAAGTTTTTAATCACGTCTCGCATCTTCTTTGCCTTCGTTTGCGGCAATACGATCTATATTAGGACGAACATGCAGCACATAACTTAACAGCGTGTCTATCTTAACCAAGTCATTGTTCATTGTTTGCACACGGTTATCCAGTGCACCAATGATATTTTTGAGAGTGTTTACGCTGTCTGTTACACCTGCTAGAATAAATTTTAGTGTAATGAAAACAAATACGCCTGCTGCAATAGCACCAGCGATAGGAAAGCCTACCTCGCTTACTAGAGTTAAAAAGTCCATCGAATCTCCTCACTATTATTTATAAATATACACAGTAAGTCTTGGAAGGACTCAAAAATGTTTAGTTTTGATGTAGAGAATATTACCAAGGGTATTGGTATTGTAACAGCATCGCTTGCAATGATTGGCGGTGGTTACAGTGTATGGGATAAATTTGAAAGCAAAGATATTCTGACCTGGGCACCAGAGCACTTTAATATAGTGCCATATGACGGTGACTACAAAGTTACTGTGGCAAGAGAAAAACACAGAGATGATTGCACAGTCACAGACTTTACTCTAACTGTTAGAGACAGCGAAAACATTGTTCATCAAGCATCAAGCAGTATTGGCAAGTTTATGGGACCAGCAAGTGATACTGTTGATACGTTTGCTTTTAAAATGGCAATTGAACCAGATCAACCAGTAGCGTCAGGTATGGCAACGCTGATTGCTTATATTGATTATGCCTGTCCAGAAGGAAATGTTGCAGTAACATATCCCAAACATAAAAATCTTACATTTAATATCACCAAGTAAAAATTTAACAAAACTGTAATCTTTTTTGCGTTGACATCCTATAAGTAATCGTGTAACATAACGGTTACATTGTGAGCGACGGGGTAAAGCCGTCAAGCAAAGGAGAAAATTATGGAAGCACTCACCTTATGGGCCTTTCTTGGGTTCATATTTGCAGCCTATGCTGTGATAGCAAACGATTCAGTACAAACTCTCGGTACATGGATTGCATCAAACAATGAGAGATTCAACTGGAAGATTATGTGGGCCGCTGCTAGTGCGGTTTTATTATGGGCACTATGGTACGGATACTATATGTACGGTGATATATCATATGGTCGACTTAACAGAATACCATTTGTAGAAGTACAATGGTATCATGCAATGGCACCGTTAGTGTTATTGTTATTAACCCGTGTAGGTGTGCCTGTTAGTACAAGTTTCCTTGTGCTCAGTGCATTTGCAAGCACGTTTGTACTAGAGAAGATGCTTATTAAAAGCATGATGGGTTATGTTGTAGCGGCAACTGCAGCATATGCTATTTGGTATGTTGTTAGTCGTTGGCTGGATGAAACAAAGCCAGTAAAAGAAGAACACAAAGCATATTGGCGTGTAGGACAATGGGTAACAACAGGTTTTTTATGGTGGACATGGCTAAGTCATGACATGGCAAACATTGCTGTGTTCCTGCCAAGACAACTAGACTTATCATTGATGTTTATGATTAGTGCAATCTTCGTAGGCGGACTATGGTTTATGTTCCGTGAAGGTGGCGGCAAGATCCAAAAGATTGTACTGGAGAAACATAACACTCGTTATGTGCGTAGTGCAACTATTATTGATGCTGTATACTGGATTATATTGTTCTTCTTTAAAGAACTTAACGACATTCCAATGAGCACCACCTGGGTGTTTGTGGGCATGTTAGCCGGGCGTGAATTTGCTATTGCAAGTTTCATGGGCAAGAAGAAAACACGGAGTGTGTTTCCTTTAGTAGGCAGAGACTTTGGTAAGATGATGATTGGACTTAGTGCAAGTCTTGCTATTGTGCTAATGATTCACTATGTAATTGTTCCTAACGGACTTTAAACATAAAAAAACATAAACAAGAAAGCAGGGCTTGGCTCTGCTTTTTTTGTGGCTAAATATTTGCAGCTTGGAGGAGCAATGGATCCTGTTACTGCATTTAGTATAGCATCCATGGCATATAGTTCAATTAAGTCTGCATTTGAGAAAGGCAGAGAAATCGAGGAAATGGTAGGCGATATAGGTCGCTGGACCGGTGCTGTGTGGCATGTTAACAGAGGTGTGCGTCAAGAGAAATCTCGGCGCCGGGCATTTGGTATGAGTGTAGAGGAAGAAGCACTTCAAAGTTTTGTTTATCAAAAGAAAATACAACAACAAGAATATGAGATTGCACAGCAAATTAAAATGCAATATGGTCCCAATGCTTGGAATGAAGTGCTTGAACTACAAGCAAAGATTCGCAGGCAGCAACTTGAAGAACTTCATGAAAAAAGGAAGCAAAGTGACGAATTTTGGTACCTTGCTTCCTGGGGATTTATTATTAGTATCTTTGTATTATTAATAGGTTCACTAGCGTGGACACTAGTTGAGGGTATTTGGTTTAGTTAAGAACTTCCCACTCTTCCTCAGTGTAAGGAAACATTAAAATACGCCTCCCCAAAATGCTGCTACAAGCGTAAAATATCCTGCTAGTAGACCAAACATAATTGCAAAGCCTGTTGTTGCTTGAATAATCTTAGTCATCTAACATCAACTTTTTTGCTTCTTCATGGTAGCCCATCTGTGCAAGTGCGCTTGCTGCTCTTGCTCTGCCGACCGATTCAAAAAATTCTAGGACTTCATTTGCTGCTACCATTGTATATGCAGCGATCTTTTCACAAATCTCACATGTTGTTGTGTATAGTGCTTGCGTAGTCATTACATCCACCCTCTTACATTGTGTACAAAAC